TGAACTTTTGAACTTTCAGCACGGCATAGTTCAATAGTTCAAAGGTTAGAGGTATTATGCAGTGGTTTATGCATAAAACAGGACACTAGGACACTTTAAGGCTGTTTTTCATAAACTTTCCCTACACGAGTGTTTTTAAAAGTTTTCAAAAAAGAGGGTCAAACTGTCCTACTGTCCTGGTTGGTGGGTTAAGTGGTAAAAAAAAAAGAAAAAGAAAAGTAACATAAAAGAAAAAGAAATATAGTTATTTGGGATTGTATTAACTCTTCTTTTTTAATAGTATATACTATTATTATAGTTTTAACTAGAGTGTATTTACTATAGTTACTATAGTTATTACTATATAGTATATACTATAGTGCAAAAAAAGATAGATTAAGAACCTCCAAAAATAAAAGATTTCTTCAATCCCTGAAAACGGTAGGGCAAATAGACCTGCAAAAAACCAATGTTTCTACGACGATAACATTATTGCACTGGATCAATAATGATACCCCAAATAGACCTGCAGACAGCCCGCAGACAGTACCGCAAACGGCCCGCAGACGGTACCCTAACAATATTGTTAATAAAGATAATACAGTAAATACAGTTAATAATAGTGATCTTGGCGAAACAAAAGTTTCGCTAATTAGCATTTTCGGGGATGAGTATAAAAGATGTGTTGGCAAAAAATAAAAAAATCAAAAAAAAGAAATTCCCTGTTGTTCCGCCTGATGTTTCCAGTTTAACTTCAAAAACCACAAAATGGAGACAAATTGATGCCAAGCCAGGATACACGAATAGTAACCGTAGATGGGAAAAACTACGAATATGAGAGCTTAAGTGCCGATGCACAAGCTGCTCTTGCCGTCGTACAGGAGTTAAATGGAAAGATCAATGAATATCGTAAGGAAGCACACTTTTTGGAAGTTACAAGAGGTGCTTATGAGAGTCAGCTTTCCAGGCAACTTCCATCTAAATCCCTTGAAGATCAGGATTCTAAAGAGGAAAATGCCAAACAGGATAAAGATGGTGGAAAATCCACTACTAACGGAACTAAGTCTGGGTGAAAGCCTGATTGAACTAAAAAAGATGGCCTTTATATTTGAACAAAGCGGTGACCCAGATGTCCTAGAAGACCTTCTGAACACTATTAGAAATATAGAAGTACCTGTTTTAGTTTCAGGATACCACATACCACATGAGGCCGAAGCCTAAACTTGCAATTGTCGTTCCAGATCAGCACTTTCCGATCCATGACGCCCCTGCCGTAAACTGCGTACTAGCCGCAATCGAGATCGTTAGACCCGATTCTTTCATAAATCTCGGTGATGTCGGCGAATGGGAGTCAGTTTCAGCATGGAAGTGGAAAGGAAAGAAACAGCCACCTCTGGAATACCAAATACCCGTAATCGAAAAAGACATCGATGATGTCAATATGGGCCTAGATCTGTTCGATAAGGCCCTGGATAAAGTAAAATGTACGAATAGGTATATGCTTGAGGGTAATCACGACGATTGGACCAACCGATTCGTCGAAAAATACCCCTATATGAAGCATTTTACCTTTAAAGAGAGCTGTAATATAAAAAAACGGGGATATCACTTTTACGGTTATAACAGACCCCTGAAATTAGGTAAATTAAATTTTATACATGGCGCCTATGCAACGATGTACCACGCTAAGAAACACCTTGAGGCTTATGGCAGCAATATTGTTTATGGCCATACTCATGATATTCAGCGTCATTCACTTACTAAGCTCGATAGTGGTACTATTGGTGCTTGGAGCATGGGCTGTCTTAAGGATATGTCTGCTGAAAAGAACAAATGGCTGAAAGGCAGGCTACATAACTGGAATCATGCATTTGGAATTATAACATGGCACAAAAATGGGAACTTCCAAGTCGAAACAATCGAAATACAGAAAGGTAAATGTTTTGTATGGGGAGACGAGGTAGATGGAAACAGGGGTTAGTCGGGGGGATATAGAGTTGGATCATTACAATGATCATGTGGTCGGGTGTGCTGACCCCGTGTTCCATAGGAAAATTAAGGGAAAGACCCATTATGCCTACAAAAATAAGGCAGATTTGCTAAAAGTCCATAAAAATGCAAGAATTTCAGATGCGGGAACCGCAAAAGAGGGAGATTGGGTGGAAGCCCGTAATGGTGTAATGAGCCAGGTGGTCAAAAAAGGGACAATTGGAAAGAATTCGACCTATATACGCACTCCCCTTGGTCAATTCAGGCCATATAAAGGCAATAACCCTATTTCAGGTGAACCGCACAAGACAGTATACAGTTTTTCTAAGAAATATCCATGGGACGACAGTGATAGGGAAGTGCCCAATGAGATGGAAATTATGTTCGTGAACCTGATTTTTGGTCATGTCCCTAAAGAAGTGGCTTATATGCACCTTTTTAAAACAAACAATGTTGAATATGCCAGAGAAAGGTCTACTTGGCTACTTAAACAGAAAAGGATAAAAAAGATCGTGGATGAAAAATTAGCAGATAAAATGGACAAACTTAACCTGACAGAGGATTTTATACTTGAGGAGATGTTTGAAAGCATCAATTTGGAAAAAGGATCGGTAAAATTCAACTACCTTAAGCTTGCAGCCGAACTGAGAGGCATGATGCCAAAGGAAAAGACCCAGACACTTTCTGTGCTAGGACAGACATTCACTGGATTCACCAAGGAAAGGTTGAAGGAGTTTGAAGAAAGGACAGCCCTCAAAGACAAAAACGATATTGGAACAGGTGACAAATAGTGATTCTAGGGTAGAAAGCAGGGGGGACTCAACTTGGGATGGGAAGATCACCGATAAAACGATTAAGTTTTGTCCTTCGTGCCGTCGTTGTTACGATACTAAATATTATAAGGATGTCGTTGATTCTGGTTCAATTACTTATTATGATGATTTTCCCAGATATGGAAAGGAAAAACTGCCTTGCGGAAACTGTTCGTAAATGTAAACAGTCTGTTCTATCCGAACTATCCAAAGACACAAAGATGGGGCGCAACTGACTATGCCATACAAGAGGGTGGGAAGGTCGGTATATGTGAAAAAAAGCGGAATGTGGCAGCTGATGTCAACAGCGAAGTCCAGAAGGAGAGCAAAAAGAATGATTAATCTATTGAAGGGGGTAAAACATGGTTGGAAGCCGTTTGGAAAAAAATAAATGGGATTACATTATAGGAGCACTAAAGGTAATATTATGCGTTCAGGTTGCGTGGGGACTGAAAGACTCGCCAATGGGACCCCCAATTGTCGTCGTATGTTGCGCTATTGTTGGAGTTATCCTGACAAGGGGCATATATGAAGAAGGCTGACTTCAATATAACGATGCCTCCATCTGTAATGGCTGAAAAGGACGAGGTGCTCCAAAGAGCATATAAAGACCTTATTTTCTTTGGGAAGGCGTTTTTACCGAAAGATTTCTTAAAAAAGAGTAAATCTCCAGAATTTCACTATCAAGTTGCCAAAAAGTTGATATCTACCGCCCCAGGTCAAAGGATCTGTAATATACTTCCCCGTGGGTTTGGCAAGTCAATTTTGGCAAAAGCAGCAATTATGCACAAATTTTGCTTTTCTGGAGAAGATGAGCAGCATTTCTTCGCCTGGGTGTCTGAAGAGCAGGGTCAGTCCATTGATCACATCAAATACATTCGCCAGCACTTTGAAGAGAATAAGATGATCAAGTACTATTTCGGAAACCTTGATGGAGGTAGTATTGGCAAGAGGTGGACAGAAAAAGACCTAGTTACCGCAAAAGGAGACAGGATTATAGCAAAGGGCACCAACCAGAGGCTGAGAGGTCGTGCAGAGGTAGATGTAAGGTACACTGGCATCATTTTAGACGACTTTGAGTCTGAACTGAACACAAAAACACCAGAAAGAAGAGCAGAGATAAAAAAATGGGTGGTTTCGACGGTTTATCCTGCTTTAGAGGAAACTCCAGGTAATGAAGGCTGGATATGGCTTTCTGGGACGATTGTACACTTTGACAGCTTTTTACAGATGATATGCGACGGATATAACAAAGCAGAGAAAAACGATACAAGTTATCCTTGGGACCTGACCTTCATGAGGGCCATAGAGGATGGGGTACCAGCTTGGTCAGACCAGTTTCCACTTGCAAAACTGAAAATGAAGAAAAAAGAGTTTATTGGAGCTGGTCTTGTAAATAAGTTTGCCCAGGAATACATGAACGATGCTAGGGATATCGGATCTGCAGCATTCAAAATAGACCGCATACAGCACCATGCATACGAATATAAGTGTGAAAACAAATTTGGGTATATTGCAGACAAAGACAATGCAATCCCAGTTAATGTCTATATCGGCGTTGACCTAGCCGCAACCGCATCAGCTACATCAGATTATCAGGTTATTCTGGTAATTGCCGTTGATTCAAACAATAATCGGTATGTTTTGGAATATTTCAGAGAAAGGATACCAACTTTCGATGTTCCGATTAAAATTATAGAAATGACAAAGAAATATCATCCAGTTAAGCGAGTGACGATTGAAACGGTGGCTGCACAGGAAATGGTCAGGGATATGGTCACAAGGCTGTCGGCAACCGAAAGAAGGCTGATGCCAGGTGTTTTTAAGGGCGTTAAGCCGCCACCAGGGATAAAAAAGGAAGATCGGCTTGAAACATCGCTTGGCCCAATGATAAACAGTAAAAAATTATATGTTAGAGAAGAAATGACCGAATTAGTGGATGAAGTGTTTGAACATCCGAAACCAAGGCATGATGACCTTCTCGATGCGCTTTATTATGCAGATTACTATGCTAGACCGCCAAAAAGCAAAAAAATGAAAATGGACGATCTTGATGCCGAACTTGAGACTTTGAACAACCGTCCAATGCATAAAGTATATAACTGGATTACTGGCGCAAAAATTTAATAAATAAGGTTTGGTATTTTCGTTAACCCTTTTAGATTATACGGGTTAATGTAAGAAAAACCCCCAGAAGAAAGCTTGAACTACTGGCTCTGGGGGTTAGCTACAACAATCGGCGGTTTTTCTTTTGAGTGCCCCTTTAGGCCCTTTTTTAGTAAAAACGCACGATAGCCGTTTTTTGAATTTAATGCCAAAAAGTGGATATGCCCAAAGATTTAGTAGGAAATGACATACTATAGAAACTATCAAGATGGCGGCAAGGTGGAGCCAGGCTTTATTAAAAGATGGTTTGCTGATAAGTATAAAGCCTCTTCTGATCAGATTGGCGGCCTTGCAAGCCAAATTGCAACGATAGAGTCTGATAATATGAATGTCCCTCAAATGGAGGGTGGCCCAGGCCGTGGATATTTTCAGTTTGAGACAAAAAAAGGCTCTGGGGCCTTTCAGACAGCCCTACAAAGGGCTAAAAATATTTATAAAGCATCAGGTAAAAGAATCCCTCAGTGGATTTCTGATGCAAAAAAGTCCGATGATGCAACTACATTAAATAGAGAGCAGCAGGAGGAACTACTATTAGCAAACTTTGCAGAAAACCCCAGAGCGAAGAAAGAAATGATAATGGGAGCACTGGAGAGCGGAGATGCAAAAGATTTATGGTTACAAGCACATTGGGCTGGTAAAAAAGAGCAATATGAAGAAAAATCTAAATATTGGGATAAAAAATTTCAAGGAATGGCTGACGGTGGAGAGGTGATAGAACAAAATACAGATACTGTACCTGCAATGCTTACTCCAGGCGAGTTTGTCATCAGAAAAGACGCTGCAGATCAAATTGGCCCAGAAAAACTGAATATGCTGAACAACATAGACAGGCTTAGTAATACAGCGCTGTTAGAGAACGCTAAATCCCCTATGGGATACCAAAAAGGTGGTCTTGTCGGTATGCTCGGAGATTTTATTAGCGGACAAAAAGAAAATTGGGCAAGGGCTAAAACGATGGAAGAGGAAACTGGAGTAAGAAACCCCTTCTTAAAAACTGAAGAAGAACAATTAGCCCAGATGCAAAAAACTGGGAGCGTGCCAAAAGGTGGATGGCTAGAGAAAAAACTTGCCAATCTTTATACTTCTGAAGATGAGATGGGTCAAATGATGGGAGAAGGAGAATACAATATACCACCAGTAGCAGCCCCAGCGGTTTCGACTGAAGCCTCAATACCAGTATCAGAGCCACCATCAGCAAACCCAGAAGTATCTGGGCCATCAGCCAGTATCCCAAAAAAACAGAGTTGGTTTTCTAGGTTATTTGGCGGAGATGAGGGATCTGGAACTGTGTGGGAGCAGAGAGGGCTTGGCTTAGGGCCAACTGAGTCGGCTATCAAGCTACCAACTGAGGAAGCTGTACCTGAAGAGCCCAAATATACTCACGATGAGCAGATGAAGTTTAAGGACCACCTCAGAAGGACGCTCGGAACCGAGGATGTCTATGAGTTTATGAAAGGTAGGCATGGGGTAGATATTGCTTCAGAAGAATATGATATTGAAGGTAAAGAAAAGACAGACTGGGCTAAGGTTTTAGGGAAGATAACGAAACTTTCAATGGAAGAAGACATTAAGGATGTGGGGATAACGGGTCCCGTTGTTGCTAAAACAGGGTCTCCGTTGTATGATAAGTGGTTACAGTCGGTATGGGACTCCAGAGGGAGGCACTCACAAGGGGCGACGGCTCAGGTTTATCCTGAGGGCCATGAATACGAAGGGTTGGAATATATGACAGTCCCTGGGTTTAAACAAGAAGGTGGCTATATACATGGATATCAAGAAGGTGGAGAGGTTATGAATTATCAAAATGGAGGGCAAATGAACGATGTTTTGTCCATATTCGGAGAAAAGTCTAAGCAGGGCGACGAAATGCAGAAATTGATGGCAATGGCTGCAATGCAACAAATGCAACGGGCACAACAAGTTCAACAGGCAATCGGTATGCAAGGTGGCGGATACGCAGACGAATACCAGCAAGGTGGAACCGTAGAACCGCCAATGTCTGGGCCAGAGAGCGGACCACAGGAAGCTCCATTACCAGGAGGGGATCAAACATATTACAAGCCACCGATGGAACAGCTAGATATGGACCAGTTTGAATATGCGTCTTATGTAGAGCATGGACCAGATATGTACAAATGGATGGCTCCAAAATATAAGTCAAAACAGCAATGGACACCTTATGACGCCATGGTAGACGCTGGGACAATTGACCCGTATGAGATTGGCAAAGATGAATTAAATGTTGTTACAAACGATCAGCTTGAAGCATTAAGCAATCAAGCTAGAGAATCAATGAGGGTGTAATTATATGGAAATGGACCCAAGAGCCGAGTATAATCAGGACTTATATCGTCGCTGGCGTGATGCTAGAGCCGATTGGGATAGCGAAGCTCGTAAAGATGTTGATTTCTATCTTGGGAATCATTTCACGGCTAGTGAATCAGATGAATTAAAAAGCAGGAACCAGGCAGATGTCCCGATGGACAGGATCTCCCCTGCTGTTGAGAAACTAAAGGCTACACTAACATCCAGGCCCCCTACCTTCACCATCACTCCGAGGGAAGACTCTGATGTTAAAATATCCAGTATTTGGAGGACTATACTTGGATTTGTATGGGATATTTCTGTTGGAGATGCTCAAATGAAGCAGGCAATACACGACTATGCCATCTCTGGACTGGGATATCTTTATGTGTATATTGATACCGAAGCAGATTTCGGGAGGGGCGATGTCAAGTTTACCAATGTTAATCCATTCAGGGTATATGTTCCGCCATCTTCGAGAGATCGTTGGTTTGCGGACGCCGAGAGCATCATATTGTCTACGATATTAACAGGCGAGCAAGTTGTCGCCCTCTATCCCGAACTTGGGGTAGACGAAGACCCAGAAACTGGCGAAGAGATAAAGCCTTTGATTAAGAATCTATCTGCATACAGAGAAGAGGACTATCCAACGGCAAGAAATAAGAATTCTATGCAGGTGTTCACTCCATCTGAGACTCAGTATCTAGACCAGTTTGAGTTTCAAAAGTACCAAGTTTTAGAAAGATACTATAAAACCAAAGTTCCATTTTACAGGGTGCTTGACACCTCTACTGGTCAGGAGTACATCTTTAACGAGGCCGATATCCAGAGATATATGGAAGAAAGCGCTGATTTGATTGAGAACGGTGTTGTACAAATTGTAGAGGTACCTCAAAACAGAGTTAAGGTATGTGCTACGATAGGTGAGATAGTTTTATATGAATCTGTGTTA